TTTTCCAACTTTGAGTACTGTGTTAGGTTTTCTCATTAGTTTCCATTCTGGTTATAGGCATCGAAATAAGTGCGTTCTCCGGTTTTCAGGTTTTCTTCCTCTTTTTCAATTGAAGAAATAATTTTACCACATTGAGATTTGCACAACTTAAATGATCTGTCATAACCTTGTAAAAAATTTTGTAACTTATTCCAATAATCATAACTCAAAATCTTTTCGAGGGGAATATGAAATCCGTTAAACATTTGTTCAAACTTAGGAGGGTAATAGAATCTATCACCAGATTTTTCATCATAGTAGTGCCCCCCAGTCCAACAACACCTAAAAACTAAACCTTCAGGAGAAATATACCATTTACCCCAATCATCCCACACACATCGTATAACTTTTTCTGCTTTATTGAATGCATCAGTCTTCTTAGAATGGACAAACTTTCCTGTTTTTGGAGCAAAAACGTCACGAGATGTTTTAACGGTAGAAAATGTATGAAAGCCTGCTTTTGCCGCTCTATCTCTTGCCTCATCAACTTGATGCTTGTTGTGTTCAAAAACAATATATTTCCAGTGAACCTGAGCATTGCTATTATCAATTACAGTTTTTGCATTGGCAAAAACATTTTCAAACTTGGTGTTAATACGGTATTTAGAATGAGTATCTTCTAACCCATCCATATCAAAGTTAATTATATCCCGTTTTGTTAAAATAGCTCCAACATCTTTCCAATAAGATTCACCGTGTATACCACCATTAGTATGAATCAAAAGACGCGTGTCTTGAGATTTTACATAAGAAATTATTTCTCTAAAATGCTTATTCATAATAGAGTCACCAAAATTACCGTTGATAACTAACCAGTCAAGATTTTGTAATAAAGAAGGGTAAAATAATTCTTTAAACTGGTCTAAAGTGATTGTATATTTTGAATCATTTAAGTTAACTCTGAGAGGCTTCCAGCGGTGACATGCGGGACAGCGAGCATTACATCTAAAAGTTAATTCAGTAGTAAGTTGTTTGTATTTTTTCATTAGGTAAGTGAGAAAATTGTTACTACAGAGCCGCTTGGTATGCTTGCATCTTTAAATTTAAGTGTATTGTCACTATGATTTAAAACAAACTCTGTATTATCTTGAAAAACACCATCTAAGGTGACTGTTACTACGTTAGCATCACTTGCGGTATCTGTACCAATACCAACTGCATTAGAACCAGCAGTAGTAATGACATTTACAAAAGGGGTTAATGCTACAGACGCCGCTACATTGTCCTGAACTGTATTGACATTATCTTGCAAAATATTTAAATTTGCGTTGAGACGAGTATACGTATTAAATACATTAGCAACGCTATCTTTTGCGTCTAACTGTGTCTGAATTGCTCCCGTTACACCATTCACATGATTTAATTCAGCCAGCGTTGTAGTGGCAACAGAAATTTTTCCTGAACCGTCAGATGCCAGAGCACGAGAGGCTGTTAAATCAGTCGCAAAAACACTTGAAATAGCTCCTGATCTGTTATCAGTAATCGCAGTGCTTAAATCAGCGCCGTTAAAACTTAACTTGCCTACTGCTAAGTTGCTTAATGTAACAGGTGATATTGCTGTATTTGAAGAGGGATCTAGAGTATCTGCTACTTTGAAAGTTTTCTCTGATTCATCATAGAAAAATGCTGCATTACCTTGATTGCCGCGATTAAACAACATTCCAACATCAGCTGAAGGACTCCCTGTCACAGAATTAGCTAACATCATCAGTCTATCTTCAACAATCATATTAATGGAATTAGCAGTTGTAGTGTCTCCATTAATAACCAGGTTACCTGAAATAATAACGTCATCAGTAAAAGTAGTTGTTATATTATTAGCGGCACGTCTGGCTTCAACAGCGTCTAACTGAGTTTGAATAGCTGAAGTAACTCCATTTACATGATTTAACTCTGCAAGAGTTGTAGTGGCGATATCAATCTTACCACTCGAGTCAGAAGCCATAGCTCTAGAAGCAGTCAAGTCACTAGTGGTAACTGAAGAAATAGCACCTTGGATATTAGCGACTCTTCTTGTTTCGATAGCATCAGAATTTGCATCCAAAGTATTAATATTAGTAGTCACAGATGCTACATTATCCTGAATTACGTCAAGATTAGCATTAAGTCTTACTTCAATACTCGCAGCGTTAGCTGCAGGAGCTAATTGCGCTAATCCAACGCTTTCGTTACCGATATGTCGTGTTGTAATAGAACCGTTTGCTAATTTATCCGCAGATACAACATTCGCACCTACAACAGTTGCTGAAATACGGGTAATTGCCATTTAAACTCCTAACTATTTGGAAGAATCTTGTTTTTCTTCTTCTAATTCTGTAAAAAATTCTGCTAAAAAGTCTCTCTCTTCAAGAGGTTTTTCTTCAACAGTGTTAAAATGCTCACTTACTACATCTTGTTGTGGTTCTTCAGTTTCCTCTTCCTCAAAAAAGTTAGCTAAAAAATCGTCTTGTTTGATTGATTCAGTGTCTTCATTTTCAAAAAATTCTTTAATGAAGTCTTCTACTTGTTCATCAATTGACGGAGGTTTTAATAAATCATCATATGCCATTTCAATACAACACTTTTTTACCAAGTCAATTGAGTATTTTATGTCTTCATCACTAAGCGGCGTTGTGTCTTCAAGAGTATTTACCTCAGAGGCTAATACTCGTGAACCTGATTGTTCATAGTAAACGCTTACAATCTCGCCATCCACCATTTCAAGTATTTTTGGTTCTTTGTCTCCAATTAAATTTATCGGATAGGACCTTGAAACAGTTTGACTCTTAACTCCATCTTTAATTTCTTTGTACACACAAAAAACATGTGCTTGATTATGTTCATCAATATTAAATTTAATATACTCTTTCATATTTTCCTCTAAGTTTTAATAATAAATAGTACCCCAACAAATGGAACTGTTAAATTATGAGTATGCGCTGAGGTTGTAACGCTAGTTACTGCAGAACCTGTACCAGAATCTTTAGCGGAGGTAGCAAAAGTGCCTGTACTCACAGTTAGTGCTTGTGTAGCAGATTGAGTAGTTAATACTCCAGAAGCAGCAAACGCTCCAACAGTATCACCTCTACTTATGTTACCTGAAACGGCTCCAATAAGTGTTCTATCAGTGCTATTAGGTACGTTGAAGGTTGTAGAGCCATTACCATTACCGTATGTAGTACCAAGAATAGCAAATAGAGCAGCATACGTTGTTCTACTCAACGCTGTACCATCACAAAGCTGCCAACCGCTTGGAGCGGCCGCTCCGCCCCACGCAATTATAGTGCCTGCGGGCATTAAAGCTACTGGAGCGGTTTGTCCTCCAAAAATAGCAGATTGTGTAGCAATGTTCGCAGCAAGAGGTGCATAGTTACCTGCCTGATCTTTAATATTGAGACCTGATGTAATACCAACAGAGTGCGCGATATGTTGAATTGCGACGTTAGCTACAGTGTTTTGAGTAGCAAACCCAATTGATGTATCTTCATCAATTGTTGATGATAGTTTAAGGGTAGCGTTTTTACCCACACCGCCGTCACCAGTTCCTGTAGTAAAATCAACTTTTTGAAGTAGTACGTTAGCATCCTTAATTCTATCGGCTGTGATAGAGGCTAACTGTATCATAACGTTTGTAACGGATCCATTTTCTGGGGGTATGCCGACATCAATTACATCAGCCATGGTTCCGTTGTTAGCAGATATTAAGTATAATCGAGCATTACCAGAGATAGCACCCGATGCTGAAGGTGTGGCTACTAATTCACCAATTTCATAGGAGGCAACGTTTCCAGCTAAAGAAACAATACCGTTTTCAACCCTATTACCAATACCTACACGAGTAAAATTACCTCCAACAGGAGAAGATTTCTTATGGACGGTATCAGAGATATATAAGGCATTAGTCGTTGCACTTCTATATAACATACCATCTTGTTCACCTATATTTGCTCCAGAAGCTTTTAAGTTAACTGCAACAGGGTTAGCTGGTGACTTAAAATTAGTTAACAAACTTCTAAAAGCATTATTAAACTGAATCCTAGCACTATTGAGTGAGGTTCCAGAAGTAGGTTCAATATATGTATTAGAATCAATTAGTGCCATCTATACTCCTGTTGCCGTGACCGTAACTTCGATGCCTTCTCCAGTGGGTGCTGAAGCGCTGTTTTCAATATCATATAAACTAAATGAGACTGAAGTTGCTGACGCTGCACTTACCAATGCTGTTTGAGCTGTAGCAGTAGCTAACGGTGTAATACTAAATACAGGTCTTCGATTAAAGTTAGCACTTGATATGTCAACAGTTTTTGGAGTGCCATTATAGGTAACGGTCTCATTAAAGATTGTTAATTCTCTATCTAATGTATAACGAAATTTATCAATTGTAAAGTCAAATTCGTCAGGCTTCGAGTTGTTTACGATAAATTTTAGTTGAAACTGTCTTAATGGGCGGGTTCCAGCTTCATAGGGGACAAACCCTAAAGTGGATGAATCATATGAATCAAACTGAGTTTGGTCTACGTTACCGTCAGCACCGTACAAAGTGGCATTTGCAACAGAGGTTGTACGAATAAATGTTTGAGTAGTAACAGCTCCTAAGTCCCCTTGGAAAGTCTCGGTACTTGAGAAGTCATTAAACTGTTTCAAGTCAACTAAGAAGTAATTAGTTCCTGCAACTGATAAATTAGCATAAGTGTTACCACCTGTTGAATCTCCGTTTGCAAAAAATGTATTACCGAGTTTTATTGTATCATTATCGATAGTTCCTGCAATGAACGCAAAAACATTTGAGTTAGCATAGTCACCTTCATCAATAACCCCACTAGATGTATATGCAGTAAATCCTGTAGAATCTAAACCAGAGGTTAGGCCTTGATTGGTATACAACTCAACAGTAGTTGCTGTGATTCTTTTTGCGTAAACCTGTAGATTGTTTATCTCGTCCATTCCTAATACATCATGAACTATAACTTGTTCGGATACGGCTATTCCATGCTCTGTTCCAGTGGTAGTAACAACTGCAGGATTAGCTTGTGTAATACCTGTGATTCCTGTTGCATTTCCACTGAAGTTACCGTGTAAATGTATGGCATATACATTACCAGATGATGTAGTGCTCATTAACGTTTGATTGTTTGAATCAAAGCGTATAGCGCTAGCACCAGTAAAGGTTGTGTTACTAAATCCTAATAGATGTCCTAACCCTCCAAAACTTGCATCTTTCATTTGACCTGCAGTTGAAGCGTCTGTTGTGCCTTGAACTATGTGTTCATGTTGATCGTTAAATGTTGTTTCAACCGACTGTTCTCCTTGAATGTCAACAAGAACTGCTGCAGTAACAGTTGCTCCAAAATCTCTAATTTCAGTGATATACTCACCCGTTCCGTCAACTAAAAGATCAGTAGTTTGTCCTGTAATTGCGGAGAGTCCTGTAGATGACGCATTAGCATTGCCTGTGAGAGACGATGGATTGCCAGCTCCAGGAGAAGTTGTATCTTCGGCCCAACGAACTAACCCTCCAAAATTAACATCAGCAAAAGCAGGATAATTTGACTGTCCTGCATTGGTATTAGTGATATCTGTGAAGTTTACAGAAGGTGAGTCTTCATTATATGCTGCAATAATCTGATTTCTTGTAGGTTTTGATGTGGTAATTGCAATCCCTGTTACGCTATCAGAAAAGTTACCACTTGTATCTCTTGTTTTTACTAAATAGGTAAATTGACCGAAGGTATCAATCGGTACAGATTTTCTCGATACGCCAGCAGCAACTTGTGTAAGAGGGATGGCTGCGATAAAAGTGTCATCGTCTATGTTTTGTATTCCTTGAATTCTTCTAATTACTACCTCTTTTAAGTCTGCCTCAATAAAACCGTTGATAAGAGGGTATTCCCAAAAGAAAGTTATTTGATCTGTTTGCTGACCGCCAGTAAAATTAAAAACATTTTGTGGAGGAGATAATTTACCTAAAATAGAATGCTGTTGAGTAGCAGTAACTCCTCGTAATGTGCCGTTCAAAGGAGTCACTTTAATAGTAATTAAGTTTTGCCCAGCAGTAGGCCCTCTGTTAATACCGTCAATTTTTACTCTAATATTACCATCATCGTCAACACCTGCCGCTGATGTTATAATAGTGTTAAAGGAGGTTAGATCAGTGCCTGGGTCATCAGTACCGCTCAATCCTGCAATATCAACTTCATCTAATTTGTATGAGATTTCATAATCAGTTACTTCTTGTCCTGTAATGTGTGGGAAAGTTATATGAATTCTTACAGCAGCTCCGCCGCTCTGTTCGATATAGAGTGACTCAGTAACTGTAATGGGGTTAACTTTCTGAATTGGTAAAGGTGAAATTACAACTGATTTCTCAACAAAAGGACTCCGTCTTCCAAACTGGTTAATATTCCTAGCCCTGATAGTCGTAATACCTTGAGGCATATTTTTAATAATATTATCTTGCGTTAAGAATAGAGGCTCGTAGTCAGATGTTACATTTAAATCGTAGATGAAATTATTACCAAGTCTGAAGTTACCAGGGTAAGCTGTCTCATCGTAATCAAAAGTACAAGTATTGGAAGAAACATTGTTAATAGTACCGATTGGGTTTTGACTTACATTCGTAAAGAAAAGTCCTGCTAAATTAGCGTTTGGTGTGTCATTGAGTGTGATTCTAAAAATAGAATTAGAAGTCAACTGAGCATTATATGAAGGGCTTAATGGATCATAAGAAGTTTCTGTTACTGCATAGGTATTATTAACTGCTACACTAACATTATCTCCTACTTCAATAATAGGCACAGTATAGTGGTCTATTTCAACTCTATATTCAGTATCCCCTGCTGCTACTGTATATTCAATATTAGCTAAACGCCCTATAGATTCATTATCATTTAACGTATATTGTCCACTTCCTTTTTTAATACCATCTACATAGAAACGGGTAAAAATTTTGTCTCTTGGGCGAACAGGTAGATCAATAAATTCAGTTACAGTTCCACTTGTGATTGTATTGCTTAGAATGATTTCTTTTGAAGTTCCGGACAAGTAAAAGGAGTTATTTGCCATAAAGTTAGTATCAAGTAACTGATTAATATTTACATAAAAAGGAACAGTAGGTAAAAGTGTAATTAAGTTAGTACCACCAGTAATTGTGTTAGTAATATCTAAGGTATCTTGAGTTTTATCAAATGTTTGAATTTGTCCTGAAACAGCTACAGTGTCAGGTGCAAAGGCTGGAAAGTTCTTTAAACTGTTTTCGCTTGTCTTTTCTTTTAACGGTATTGTTACAAAGTCATCTCCTTTAAGACCTTGAAACGAACCATCATTTACCTCTAAAACATGTTTAAATATATTTTCTTCAAAAGTAACATTTAAACCTTCAAGAGTTAATCTTACGTTACTTGTACCATCACCGTTATCAATTTGTGATACAGCATTGCACAGTAGCCTAATTTGACCTACAGGAGAGCTGAACCCCGCTTTACCTATTAGTACTGATTCTTCAGATTCATCCGCGATTGCAGAGGCATTATCAACGATAACAGTTAAGACACTTTGATTAGTGTTCGTTACAGGAGTTGATCCAGCAGGACGGGCAATCTCAAATTCTGTTGAGTAGTTGTCTGAGTAATCTAAACGCTCAGTTTTTTGATCTATAAAACCATCAAAAGCAATAGTTCCATCTAAATTACGTCTCGGTGCTGATCTAAAATCAAAAATAGGCGCAGGCGGTGGTCGTAAAGGGCTTGGAATATCTGTATAAGCTGTTGGAGTGTAATCAATAAAAGTATCTGAATCAGTATAGACATTTGACACATATTCTTTGGCAGTAATTGATACCACTTCTTCTTCAGTTTCTCTCTCAATTTCTGCAACAGTAAATAGTCTTCCAGCTTTATTGCCATAAATATTTCCACTCTCTGCTCCGGCCCATTCGCCTAAACTCCATAGATCTCCTGATTTAGGAGCATTATTAGAGTTAAAATTAGCAACAGCATTTAAACTATCTGTGATAGGATTCCATCTTTTAGTAACCTTTACACGTACTAAGTCAGCTCCAGTTGAAACATTATCTGTTGAAATCAGTTCAAAGTCAGAATCACTAAGAATATATAGATCAATCCTCTCAGTGGATGGACTAATCACTCTTAAAGCTAAAGCATGTGTGTTATCTGTAAAGAAACTTGAGCCAATAGCAGGAAAGGTAAAATGCTCTAAGTAGATGTTAGCATTACCAGCGGTAGTCACAGAATTATTAGCGACTTTACCACCAAATCCATAATTAACACCTGTCATATTCTGTGAAACTGAAATCAAATCGCCCGGAGCCAAAGACAATGCTTCTAAACTGGTTTGAAAAGCGACAATTCTTCTGAGATATTTAGTAGCGGCTATCTGATACTGAGCAAATCTCAAAGCCTGACTCCTACGAGTTACGCCTGCTAAATCTAATGATATAATATTCTCAATTACACTTTTATCTGCTCCGTTATTAGCGTCGTCAGTGTCAATTCTTACAACTTCTCTCTTATAATGATTAGTAGGCTCGATATAGCTTACATCAACCCCAGTAATCATATCACTTTCTCTTGAGCCACTAATTGAAAATGTGTTAGTTTTGATGTTAGTTTCGTTAAATACCATTACTGGGTATTGATCGGGTCTATCAACAGCAAGCGATAATTTACCAAAAGAATAAATTAGCGTGCCTCGGAAACTTGCGGCAATGTGATTAAGCACGTCCATAGTCTGCGCCTGATCAGAGATAAGCATATCTAACACAAATCTTCGTTCTTTTATAGTAACGTTATTAGCTAATCCAACAAGAGTTTCTTTTACAGAGGTAAACTTTCCACGAGGCTTGTGCCTAAAAGAGCCATCAGCTAAGCCATCTACACCTTGAAACTGGCCTGTAATTTCGTCCACAGCATCACAATATTGAGCTATTTGATAAAACTTATACTTATCAATATGCTCTTCTGGTATTCCTAAACCATAGGTATCATTAGTTAAAATGTCATAAATGATCCAAACAGGATTTTGAGTCCAAGAATAAACAAACGTACCATCCCAAGTACCTATGTAAATTTGTGGGTTAGAAGCTGTTTGTGCTGAGCCTGAACCTGGTTTTTGGAGAAAATAACCATTTGTTTGATAACTATTATTACCACTATCAGCTACTTCAACTTGTCGCCAATCAATTTCACCAGTAGATAGAATAGGCTGGTTGTAGTTTGAGGGGACTTTGACCAGAAGTCCTTTTACTAATGATGTAAATGTAGGAATTGAGCCTACATGTTCGTTGAGCGCTTTGATTGCATAACCAATCACAGCTGTGCGTGGATAAGCTTGAGAAGTATTTTCGATCTCAGTCCATCCAAGAATTTGAATATTTGAATTAATACGTGAATCTTGACTTTCGTTTGTCAGCTTTTGTACGTTAAACTGATATCCTGCGTCGTCTCTACTACCGCTGGGTATGCTTATTGTAAGATTAAACTTAAAAGGAACATTAGTTTTACCTGTGATTGTCCTATCTTTACGGGCGATCTCAGTTGTACCAGTAGAGTTATAAACTATTACTCTAACTCGTACTGAGTGTCCTTTTACATCACCGTTATCCTCTTGCTTAAATAGAGAATTAACTACAAAGTTAAACTGAAGTTTATCCCAACCAAAAGAACTGGTAGGCTGAAATGTAATATTACTTGCAGGAACACCTGCTATGTTACCTTTTTTAAGACTTACTGGAGAGGCGAATTGTTGAGGAGTTCGAGTCGCCTCTCCAAAGGTAGGTAATGCAGATTGTGTCAGAGTGCCAGTTTTAGTAAGAGATTTGAAGCGTTCTTCATTTTCTGTACCATTACCATTAATTTTTATTAAGTCATCTATTGAAG